TGACCCTCTACACCCTCGCGGGCCAGATTGTCCTCTCAACCCCCATCCGCGGGGTGCTGATCGACGCGGCGCAAATCAAGCTCGAAGATCATCCCTCGTTCGTCCGCGGCATCACCTACCGCACCAAGGCCCAACTCGCCGAGTGGCAGGCCGACCTGCACTACTGGTTCTCCCTCGCGGAGAGCTTCGCCACGCAGGGCCACTGGCCGATGAATGACACTGCCTGCGACAAGTTCGGCGGGTGCAAGTTCCGGGGCGTGTGTTCCCGCGCACCGCAGGTCCGCAAGCACTTTCTCAAGAGCGACTTCATCAAACTAGCCCCGGAGGACCGATGGAACCCGCTAAGAAGCCGCTAAAGATCGTCCACGTCATCCACACCACCGTGACCTTCGCCGACGCCAAGTGGGTCCGTTTCGACGGCTCGCAAGAGCGCATGTACTTCGGGCCGGACCACGGCTACACACTAGGTCAACGAGTAAAGATCACCATTGAGAAGGAACTAGAACCAAATGCCCTCCCTCGCCAATCACCAGAGTAACGACTTCGTCAAGCTCCTCGCCATCGGCGATAGCAAAGCGGGCAAGACCGGCTCGCTCGTCTCGCTCGTCAAGGCTGGCTACAAACTCCGCATCCTAGACACCGACAACCTCCTCGACGTGCTGAAATACTTCGTCACCGCTGAGTGCCCGGAGCTTCTCGGCAACGTCGAGTTCCGCACCCTCCGTGACAAGCGCAAGGCCTCTGCCACCGGCGCGTCGATCAAAGGCACGCCCAAAGCCTTCATCGACGCGGTGAAGCTTCTCGAGCGCTGGAAGTACACCGACGAGGACGGCACGGAAGTGGACCTCGGCAACCCCGGCGAGTGGGGCCCGGACTGCATCCTCGTGATCGACAGCCTGACACGCCTTTGCGACGCCGCCTACGACTGGGCCGACTCGATGAACGTCCCCGGCCGCTCTGGCGATAAGGACGGCCGCGTAACCTACAAGTCCTCGCAGGACGCCATCGAGGACGTTCTCTCAATGCTCACCTCCGATGAGTTCGCGACCAACGTCATCGTCATCGGGCACGTCTCGTTTAAGGAGATCGACGGCGTGACTAAGGGCTACCCAGTCGGCATCGGCCAAGCCCTTTCCCCGCTGATCCCGACCTACTTCCCTTCCTACGTCCTCTACCAGAACAAAGCAGGCAAGCGCACGATCCAAACCTCGTCCACGCCCCTGCTCGACCTAGCGAACCCGGCGCCCATGTTGATGGAGAAATCCTATCCCGTGGAAACCGGCCTTGCCAGCTTCTTCGAGGCACTGCGTCCGCCGCCAAAGAAGGAAGTAACGAAGCTGACGCTCCAGAGGAAAGCATAGCACATGCCATCAGGTGAACCAATTAACGAAGACGATGCTGGACCAGCTACTCATGTTGGCTTGCCAGTGAAAGGTTATCAACCACAAACAAGCAGTGCCGTTGATGCTGTTAATGCTTTCAAGCGGCTGGAGGAGCAAATTCTCCAAACGCTAGATGGCCTTGCAGTTGATGAGAAACTAGCGGCAGACAAACGCTGGCTTGCCATTGGCCGCACCCAGATCGAACAAGCCTTCATGGCAATCAACCGCTCCGTGTTCAAGCCAAGCCGAGTTGAACTTTGAGCACCAACGACATCAAGAACCTCTCAATCGCCCTTGAGGCCTTGAGCAGGATCAACGCCGCAGAAGAGCCATTCAATCGTGTGGCCCGGCTGCTAGACGAAGCACTAGCCCTCAAGGAGGAAGAACACCAGCAAGAACGCGACCGTCGAGACTTACACAAAGGTCGACCCGACCCCAACGACGACATCCCCTTCTAACAAGGACCAAAACCAAATGGCAACACCTAACTTTTCGTCAATCTTGGACAAGAAAATCTCCGAAGTCGAACGTCCCCTTCCGTGGCCCGCCGGTTCCTACGCCGGTCGCGTTAAGGGCAAACCGGCCTTCGACGTGTCTTCGAAGAAGAAAACCCCCTACGCCGAGTTCACCCTCGTGCCGACCTCCGTCCTCGAAGGTGAGGTCGACGAGGACGAACTAAAGGCCTACGAAGCCAAGTCCGGCCCAATCACCACGAAGCAGCAGAAGGTCCAGTTCTACCTCACCGACTCGGCGCTGTTCATGCTCAAGGACTTTCTCAAGGCCTGCGGCGTGGACCCGGATGGCAGCCTCTCGCTGCGCGAAGCCATCGACTCAGTCGAGAACGCCGAGGTGGGCTTCGTCATCAACCACGAGTCGACACAGAACGGTGAAGGCGTGTTCGCGCGCATTGGCCGCACCTTCGCACTCGCGGACTAGCCTCCCTATCCGCGTAACCTTCTGGAGGGGCAATCCCGCCCCTCCAGCTTTTCTCTCTGGAGCCCTGCATGACCGACCGTGATCCCCTTCTCACCGAGCGCCAAACCACTCACGGCAGCTTCGAGGACAACGCCAAGCTTAGCCAAGGCCTCAAGAGCACCATGCACAACCACCTTGGCTGGGGTGGCTTGTGCGATGTCGAACGTGAAGCCATGGACATGATCGCGCTCAAGTTCTCCCGCATCCTCAGTGGCAAGTCCCTTGAACGCCAACACTGGGAGGACGTAGTTGGCTACGCAAAGCTGGCGCTGGAGCAGTGCAAATGAAGCCTCTAGTGCTTCTGGGTGAAGCTCAAGGCAAAGCCGAGGCCGCCCTCTCCCGCGGCTTCGTCGGTGCAGCCGGGGTCGAGCTTCTCTCGCAGCTCTGCGACGCCGGGCTCCTCACTTGGACCGAAGCCGACACGCAATTCCTCCGCGAGTACTGGAACTCCGGCGACAGCTCCGCCAACCGCGACCCCGAACTCATCGACTGTATCTGGAACCTACACCCAGAGTTCTACCGGACCAACGTCCTGCAATGCCATCCATTCGCGAATGACCTCAGCACTATGTGCGGCACTAAACAGGAGGGTATCAATGGCTATCCAGCACTTCTCAAGTCTAAATACTTACTTCGAGAGCATGCCCATCACCTTGACCGCTTGGCTGACGAGATCGAAGCAGCCGATCCAAATCTCATCGTGTGCCTTGGTAACACTGCCTTGTGGGCGCTTGCTGGTACTACCGGCGTTGGAAAGCTTCGCGGCGTTACAATGCAATCAACCCACACCATCTCCGGCTACAAAATCCTTCCCACCTACCACCCCGCCGGTATCCTCCGCGAGTACGCCAACCGACCCGTCGCGGTAGCGGACCTGATCAAGGCTGGGCGCGAGCAGCACTTTCCCGAGGTCCGCCGCCCGAAGTGTGAGATTTGGATCGAGCCAGCGCTCGAAGATATGGAGACGTTCCGTGACAACTTCATCCGAGGATGCTCACTTCTTTCAATCGACATTGAAACTAGTGGGAACCAAATTACTTGTATTGGCTTCGCCCCCTCCATCGACCGTGCGCTCGTGGTTCCTTTCTTTGACGAGAGAGCAGCAGGCAGAAGCTATTGGCCAGATCATAGTACTGAACTGGAAGCTTGGGCGTTTGTCCGAGATGTATGCCAAGACCCAACCATCCCCAAACTCTTTCAAAACGGGCTCTTCGACATAGCCTTCCTACTTAAGTCAATGGGCATCGGAGTTAGAGGCGCTACGCACGATAGTATGTTGGAGCATCATGCTCTACAGCCTGAAAGTTTGAAAGGACTGGCCTTCCTCGGAAGTTTATACACCGATCACGGTCCGTGGAAGAGCGAACGGAAAAAGACTGACACAATTAAGCGAGACGAGTGATGGCCATTATTGAACTAACCCAAGGCGTGACCACGATCGTTGACGATGATCTCTACGAAGAACTCAACAGTTACCTTTGGTATGCTAGTGGTGACCAAGGGCGCCCAGCGAGACGATTACGTGTAGGTCCAAGGAAGCTCATCTACATGTATCATCAAATCCTGCATGTACTTCCTTGGGTTATGAAATTGAATGGCATGAGTGTCGATCACATTGACCGCAACCCTCTGAACAATCAGCGAGCTAACCTACGCATTGTGTCTTTGAAGCAGAATGCACGCAATACTGAACGCCATGAAAACAGGATTGGGGTAGCCTACGATTACACTCATAACACCTACAAGGCTTACATAGATCAGCCTGATAAGCCCAGAATAAATGTTGGTACTTATTGCACGCAAGATCAAGCTGAGTTGGCGTTGGCGCAGGCTAAACGTGAGTTGGGCCTATGAGAATAATTCGCACAGACACTTCAAAGCCAGAAGACATTCCAACGCAAACTGAGCGGGATTGGTGCTACAACGGCTTGGATTGTTGTGTCACATTAGAAGTTCATGGTGCTATTAATCCACAATTGGATAACCATACCGCTGCTACGTATGAGTTCTCGCGCCAGCTTCAAGGCCCCATTCTTGAGATGAACCTCCGCGGTGTGCGCCGGGACAAGGCCGCAATCGCCCGCGCGCTTCACGGCTTCTATGAGCAGTTGCAGGAACTTGAGGACGCGCTGGAGCGGATCGTCGTCGAGGGCGTGGGCATGCCGAGCTTCAACTGGGCCAGCAACGCCGATCTCCAGAAGCTGTTCTACGAGTACCTCGCGCTCCCGCCGGTGCGCTATCGCGGCCGCCCAACCGTTGCGCGGGAGGCTATCGAGAAGCTCGGCGTCTACACCTCGGCCCAGCCGATTGTCTACTTCCTCACTACCATGCGGGATATCTTCTCCAAGATCAAAGTCCTGCGCATGCCGCTGGATGAGGACGGCCGCAGCCGCACGAGCTACAACATCGGCGGGACCTCGACCGGCCGCCTCTCCTCCAGCTACTCTGAGTACGGCACCGGCGGCAATCTCCAGAACATCGAGATGGCCCTGCGCTCCACCTTCATCTCTGACCCCGGCATGAAGTTCGCCAAGTTCGACGCTAAGTCCGGCGAGAGCTTCATCGTCGGCGCAATAGAATGGAACCTGTTCAATGACGCGCGTTACCTTGAGGCTTGCGAAACAGGTGATCCTCACACCTACAGCGCTCGGCTATGTTGGCCAGGGCTCCCGTGGACAGGTGAGCTTAAAGCTGATAAGCGTCTCGCCGAAACCCCGTACTATCGACATCTCTCTCACCGTGACGTCTGCAAAAGGGTTGGCCATGGCTCTAATTACGGAGGTCAACCACCTACAATCGCAACGCAAGCGCGCCTGCCGATTGAAGTCGTCCAAGAGTTCCAAGACCTATACTTCGGGGCGTTCCCCGCGCATCAAAAGTGGCAAGACTGGGTTAGACGAACTCTGCGTGAAGATGGCTACCTCATTTCCCTCATGGGTCGAAAGCGCTGGTTCTTCGGGCGCAGAGACGCTCATGATACTCAACGAGAAGCCATTGCCTACGATCCCCAAGGCTCCCTCTCGGATATCGTCAACACCGCCCTCATCCGCATCTTCCACTACCGCAAAGTCCAACTCATCCTCCAAGACCACGACGCCATCACGATCCAGTACCGCGAAGCCGACGAAGCCGAAGTCCTCCCCATCGTCCAGCAAATGCTAATCGTCCCCGTGGAGCTTGCGAATGGTCGCGTGCTCCGCATTCCCTACGATTGTAAAGTGGGGTGGAATAGAGCCGACAAGACCAAGGAAAACCCAGATGGACTTACTGATTGGACAGGACGAGATGAGCGTAGGCGTTCACCCGAAGTTAGCTTTCTTGACCAGCAATTTCGCTAGACGCTATTTCATATATAATCCATGCACTGGATTGTTTATGAGGCGAAGTACCAACGACCTTTGTGGAGCCGTTCGTGACGATGGCTATGCACGCGTGTATATTGGTAGCTACCCATATCTGGCCCACAAAATGGCGTGGTTTTATATGTTCGATGAATGGGTAGCCGTTGATCATAAGAACTTGCAACGCGCCGACAATAAGATCACCAATTTGCGGAAGGCAACTTCAAGCCAAAACGCCATGAACCGTGAGCGGCCGCAAGGAACTTCAAATCCTTATCGTGGTGTGTATCCTTCTGGCTCTAAGTTTCGCGCGCAGATCAAGGTGAACCAAAAGATAATTTACTTAGGCACATTCACAACCGCGGAAGAGGCGCACGACACTTACCTCAAAGCAGCTAAAGAACACTTTGGGGAATTTGCATATGTCGACTAAGGCAAGCGGCGCGCGAAAGAATGAAAGCTGGGTGCAAGGCTTCATAGATTTTACATCGAACTTAGATAGTCCTCTTATGTTCCGTAAGTGGGCTGCCATTTCAACAATAGCATCCTGCTTGGAGCAACGTGTATGGATACAGACAAGCGCGAGGGTGTACCCGAACTTGTATGTCTTTCTTGTGGGTCCGCCCGCAACTGGCAAAACCCGAAGCATCCGTGTTATGCAGGAGATGCTGGGGAGTCTGCCGGATCATCACTTTGCCCCTACATCACTGACAAGCGCTTCCTTGATCGACAGTCTGAAGGAGGCAAAGCGGACGATAATAATTCCCGGTGACATGCCGATCGAATACAACGCCATGACCATTGCCGTCGATGAGATGGGCACCTTCATTTCCGAGTACGCCAAGGAGATGATCGCCAACCTCTCGGCGTTCTACGACCCTGTCCCCTACGGCCACAACCGCCGAGGGCGCGAGATTAAAATACAAATCAAGTCCCCACAGGTGAACATCCTCTGCGGCACCACCCCGGTCAACCTCATGGAGTTCATGCCCGCGGGCGCGTGGGAGCAGGGCTTCACCTCGCGCCTGATGCTGATCTACGCGGACGAGAAGATCATCGGCGATGACTTCAACAGCACCAAGCGGGACCTCGACAAGGACCTTGTCATAGACCTCGCGGCGATCAACAATCTAATGGGCGAGTTTAAGGTAACGGAGGAGTATAAGAATGCCGTTAATACTTGGCGTCAGGCTGGCGAGAGTCTACCAGAATTCCCAGCACCAACACACCCCAAACTCCTCCATTACAATGGGCGGCGACGTGTTCATCTTTATAAGCTGTCCATGGTCGCGGCCATCGATCGAGCCAACACCCTTATACTCGATAAGGCTGCGTTCAATACAGCCTTCGGCTGGCTCATGGAAGCTGAGCAATACATGCCCGACGTGTTCAGAACGGGTTCGGTTGGTGGTGACTCTCGCATAATGGAAGAAATCCGCCACTTCGTCGAGAGCGCCTCGAAGAACGGGCAGGTCCCAGTCTCGGAGCATCTGATCGTTCGCTTCGCCTCGGAACGGGTCCCCACCCACACCGTCATCCGCATTCTTGAAGTGATGGAGCGGTCGAAGCTAATCTTCGCTTGGGGCGCAGACCCCCGCACTCTCGCGGCGATCTACAACATCAGGCCTCGTCAATCTGATCTTGATTAAAATGCGGCTCTAGCGTGCTGCCGTAGAGCTTCAACTCCAGTCGCATGATCCGTCCTCCGTGTTCGTAGAGCTTCCGATCGATCTCTTGCCGATGCTTCCCGAGATCGCGGTAGAACGCGATCTCGGGAGCACGGAATTTGTTATGTAGATAGAGAGTGAGGACCACAGTCGTGGTAGTCCACGTGAGTACCCCAGCGGCTACCGCGAAGATAAAGTTGGCAATTTCCATTCTCGACTTCCCATTGCGCGGCAAGCATCGCGGTGCTGACCGTAGTCTGAAACAAGCTGCTGCGTAGCCGGTCCTTTAGATTCATCAGCCGCTTTAGCTTGAAACTCCTTCGAGTATTTCTTCAACGGTGGGCACTCAAAAATCACCATTGCGCAGCCGCCGATCAGCATCGGCAGGATCGCGATGCTCAGCAAGCACAGCGTCCGCGCGAGCACGCGCCGCATCTGCTTCGCGCTGTATCCTACGTTGTACTTCAAGCGCACCCTCCTCCTTTTTACTTCGGCCGTAAAGCCAAATGGTGGTGAGAATGGCCGCGAGGCCACTCCCAACCAACAGCCCCGCAAGCGCGTAGGCGTTCACGTTACACGCCCTTTGTCGGGTCGGTTTTCACTCCAGACTCTTTCACGCGAGCCGGGAGGAAGATCGAGACCAAGCCCGGGATGCCCATGCCAAAGGACATGATCGCCTGCCAGTTCTCCGGCGACAGTCCAACACCCATGGCGGTGACCACTGAACCCAGCGCCACCCATGTGGACTTCTCCTTCATTCGCTCCAGCAAGTAGTACAGTAGTGTCATCATCGTCAGTTGCTCCTATGCTTCGTTGGAACTAATCCGCCCATCCGACCGTACGACGGGGAGCGGTCGATTGATGGGCGGATTTCCAACACTATCCGGCCACCAAAACCCTTTGTTTAAACGTGAGCGGGCGAAGGGGACCACTGTCACCGCGTCGCTTTGGTTCCCGCCCACCCCCATGATATTGCCGTGTTGATCCTGCCCCACGACGATGGTGATATGCCCACCGCCATTGCGGACCATTGGGGCGAACGCACCCACCACAGGCACGCCGAGGTTCTGCGCGGGCCACTTTCCAGCGAAGTCCAAGGCCCAGAGCGTCTCGGTTCCGGGGAGTGAGGACTTGGTTAGAACGTGATTGGCGAACAGCGCGCACCACGGGATCGAGTCATGGGTGTAGTCTTTGGCGATAGCCCCGCCTTCGTCCTTCGCCCAGTCGATGATCGTAGGGTTGTCTCCACGCGCGAACTCCTTAGTGCCAACCAACGCTATCGCGGCTTGAAGCCAAATCGGCCGCGCCACCTCGGCAATGTCCGTGACCTTGACGATCACGTCGCCAAGGTCCATCGCTTGCGCGGTCTTACGGCCAAGGTGCCCATCGTTCCGCAGCCCCGCACGCTTTTGAAACTCCCGCACCGCGGTGTCTGTGGCCGCGGCCCAATAGCCAGTGCCACGCAAGGCCCAGCCGAGGGTCCGCAGCCGCAGCTGCATTGCCTGCACCACCGGCCCTTGCGAGCCGAGCTTGAAAACCTTGTCCCCGACCAGTGTCTCGATTTTGCCTGTCATCGCTTAGGTAACCTCGCTTCTCCAGTTTTCAACCCGCGGAGGTATTCCATGAAGTCCCGCGGGTGTTGCTTGTTGGTCTGCTCGTCGTAGATGAATTGACTGGTCTTGCCCAACTGCCCTAGCGGCAGGCCGGTGAGTGCGCCGACGGCGTTAGCTGCGTGGGTGATCGGCTTCTTCACGGGCTTGCCCTGCCACGCCTTGACCAGATCGCCGATGGCCGCAGAGCCAGCAACGGTAGCGCCAGCGATGGGTGTGCGCGGGTTGAAGCCTTCCAGTAGGTACGACGCAGGCTCACGGACGAAGGGGATGCCTTGCGTCAGCGATCCGCCGAAGGCCCGTGCCCATAGCTCCGTCTGCGTGTCCTTCTCCTTCTCCTTCTGGAACACGAACTTGTTGAAGATCGCGCCGACGATGATTGTGCCCCAAATCCCTGCCGCGGCTTTCTTCCATTGCTTCGCCGCGGCTTGGCTCGGCACACTCTCCATCCAGTTCTGCATGACGTTGAGATAGCCATAGAACAGCGTCAGCGACTTCATCACCTCGTTCTTAGTCATGATCGTCGGGAGGTCCATCATATGCGCACCGCCGTGGCGCTCCCGCACGACCATGTCAGCGAGGTGGACTGAGTCGATGTGACTGCGGCCCGCGCGCACTTCCTCGTTGTACTTATCCAACCACGTCGCCATGCGGAACTCCTGCGAGAGCTTAGTCGCGGGCCAGTAGCCCCATTCCACTGCCTTGCGCGAGACATCCTTGCCAAGGTCCTTCTTCAGCGTCTGCGCGAGATGCTCCTTGAAGTCCCGGTCCATGTTGTAGATTTGATATTTGACCTCGCGTGAGTTCTCCAGCACGAATGCTTTGTTCTCAGCGCGATTGGCGTTGAACTTCGCCAGCGCCACTGGGTTCGCCGTGCCTACGTCCGGACTAAGGATCATGTTGAGGTTAAACGGCAGCGCATGACTCACGAGGTTCAGCCGGAAACGCTGGAGCAGGTTGTTCACTGGGCCAAGCTCCCGCTCGTTCATGTTGCCTTCGTTGGCAGTTCGCTTGAGCCAGCTCTGGAGCTGCGTGTTAACCGCCTCGCCATGGTGCTGGCGGATGGCAAGCTGCACCTTCTTGTCGTAGACGATCTTACTCGCGTTCATGATGCTCTCGCGGAACGCGAGGTCGTGGATGGTTTGGCCCATTCGCGCAGCGACCATATCCAGCGGCATCTTGAACTGCACCCGGCCGATGAACCCCGTGCGCGAGATGGTGTAGTTGTTGTTGGTCGTGGGTCGAACGTAGTCAGCGTCGAACACCCCACGGGTGCTGTAGTCCGGCGCCTTTTGCATCCCGGCCATGCCATAGTACGGGTCGTAGATCACGGGGTAGTACTTGCCGTCAATCTCACCAAAGCGGGTGGAGATACGTTCGGGTGCGAGCCACTCCGGCGCCACCCCCGAGATGCGTCGATACATCACGTCAATGTCCGGGCGCCACTTGTCGAAGATGTCCCAGATACCCTTGACAAAGTCCCAGTCCTCGGCGGAGGCCTCGCGCTGGATGAGTGCTTCGAGCTTTGCCTCGAACGCTTTGCCAACATCCTTCGCCGCGGTGATGTTGCCCTGCGAGGCCCAGCCCCGAGCGAACTTCTCGCGCGAGCTGCGGGTGCCCCAGTTGAGCATCATGTGGATGAGGTTCTCGCGCGTGATGGTCATTGGCAAGTTGTCGACTGGGTCGATGAACAAGTCCCCGTGGTTGATCCGATCGCCGAGGGTCTTTTGCCAAGCAGTGCTGCCATTCTTCATTGCTTTGAGATCGCTCGCGAGGCCCTCAAGATACCCATACTCATGTGCCTTGCTCTCGACCATGTCCGGGAAGATCGCGCGGTAGAGCGGACCGAGTTCCTCCATCTGGTCGAGCTTCCGGATCATCATCTCCGGTCGGGTGTAAGTTTTGTTAAAGTCCCCCAGCCACTTCCGCAGCGCCGGTTGGTCCTCGGGGTGTGACTTCCGCGGCGCGCTGCGAATGCGCTCGACGATGCCGTTGATCACCACGTCGCGGTCCGCCTTCTCCCCTGCGACGGTGATCTTGTTCTCCTCGCGGCCGGTGTGATCCAGCGTGCGGAGCGCCTTGTGAAAGTCCAGCCGCTCCTGTACGGTCATTTCCTCGAACGCCTTGGACTGCCCTTGTTGGAGCCAATCCGGCAGGAACACCTCCGCGCCATCGGCGATCTTCGCCTCCGCGAACTGTCCCAGCGAGCCGTAGCCTTCCTCAGCGATGCCAAGGGCGATGTCATTCGGCGAGCGCCGCACGCGCAGACCCGCGTCATGCATGAGCTGCTGGATGTAATTGGTGTAGGCCTGTGCCGCGGTTCCGCCTTCGCGCTTGGCATAGCGCTTGAGCAGGCGATCCAGCCGAGCTTGGTCACGCTCGAAGGCGTGAGCTTCCTTGGCCATGAGCGTCGCCGCGAACTGCTGTTGCTTCGCTCGGAAGGCATCGAGTGGTTTCCCCGCGAGCAGTGCGTCCTCGACCTTGCGCCCAGCGCGGCCCGCAGCGGTCAGGTACTGCTCCGCCTTAAGGCCCTTCGCAGGCGTATCACGGAACTTCTCCCGCGCCCACGCAACCATCTGGTCTTTGGTAATGCTGTATTCAGCACCCGCTTCCGCGGCTCGAGCCATCGTCTCCTCGTGCAGCAATTCCATCTGCGTCGCACTCAGCGCTTGGTCCATCGCCGCATCGCGGATGTTCTCGCCAAGGTCGCCGTAGGCCTGCGCCATTCGGCGGTCTGTCTCAACCTTCACCTCACGGTTGCGCCAGCGATCCCACGTGAGGCCTTCGACCTTGCGGCCGATCTCAGTGCGGATGACCGCGTCGGCGAGACTGCGGGCGTCTGGGTACCCCAGCATCTGGCCCAGCGCATCCGCGCCCATGCCATCCGCAGCGGTCAGGTCCTTCGGGAACGCCTCGCGCAGATCAATCGGCAGCGTCTCTGGGTCAATCTTAACCGCGTGCTCCATCCGCTCGCCCAGCCACTTCCGATCCCGCAGCAGGTTGATCGCCGCGATGTCTGGCCGCGCGTCGAGCTGCGCTGCGGTTTCTTCACGCATCGCCGCGTAGTTCTGCTTCCACTCCGCGGTTTGCTCGCGCTTCTCCTGCTTCTCCGCGCGGTCCATTGCCTTGGCGAAGTCCTCCGCGTTGCGCTTGCCGATTAGCTGGGCATAGCGCTGAGCGTTGCGTTCAGTGGAGCCAAAGGCCTTGGCAGTGGCGAAGGGAGGAGCTGGGCTTTCACCCTCTTGCTTCGCCTGAAACGCTCGCTCATCCAGCGGCTTCGTTCCCCGGCGCTCACCAATGAACCCCTGCTCCACCGCGGCGAACACTTCATCCGCGGTCACGTCCTTGCCAAAGGTCTCACTCAAGACCTTCTTAACCCACTCCATCAACTCCTTGAGCCGCTCGAAGATTTCCTTCGTCGGGCCCTTATACCGCGCTGGGTCCTGCGCCCAAGTCTTGTACTCCTCGGCGATGCTCTCTTCGAGCTTAAGCGCCATGTCAGCGTCAGGGTAGCGGCTGTCAATCCCATGCTTCTCCAGCCAACCGCCCTGCCGAGCCGAACGTTCAAGCAAGCTCCACTCTGCAGGCGAGAAGAACCCGTACCGCCGAAGATGGTGGATCGCCTCGTGCCGCACTGTGCCAAGCGCATCGGGCCCGTCGATGAGCCAGCGGATAGCTGGTTCAGCGTCTTTGTACATGCTGTAGAGGCCGCGTGGTTGCTGACCTGCGGCTGTAACAATCCCCTCTACTGGCTGAACGCGAACGCCTTGCGGGGTAATGCGACTGAGCAGTTCATCCACCGCCGCGATGAGCTTGGTCTGCTCAGGCGTGGCTGTAGCTTCATCAACGTTGCGGGCTTTGGTGCCCATGCCAACGTCGTGCATGCCGGTGGTGTCGGGGGCATTGCCCTCAACTTCCGCCCAGCCTTTGAAGAACTGCTCCAGCTGCTCCGTGGCGACCATCTTCCTCAGCGGCACCCGAACCTCGGCCATCTTCTCGGCCTTTTCCCTCGCGCCAGAGACCCGGTAGCCCTCAATCCATTCCGCTTCTGGGAACGCTTCGGTAATCTGGCGCAGGAGGTCGCGCATTAGCCGTGGGCCGAAGTCCGCTGGGCCGTAGCCCTTGGCCCCAGATACCATGTCAACGTACAGGCCTTTGCCTCCTTTTTGCTCAGAGAGGTTAATATACCCCACGGCCTTGCCTTCTTGGTCAAGCATCTCGAAGTCGTGGAAGCCGTTCTCGGGGCCGAACTTCGAGCCGGTGGTTTTATCAATGTACTGCTGACGCTCGTAGGAAGACATGTCTTCCCAGATAAGGCCATCGTCTTGTGCTAGTTTCTTTGGGTCAGCTAGGTTCGGCAGCTTCCGCTGTAGCGCAATCTTCCGCTCCGCCGGCCCCACCTGTGCAAGCTCGCGCACGGCTGTGACGTTCTCTTCGAAGGCGTCGATGGAGGGCTGAACTGCATTGCGAGGTGTGGGTTTATACTTGCGCTTTGCTGGGACTTGATCACGATAATCTAATGCATCAAGCTCGCCTTCCATGTTATCGCTAGGTCGTATCTTCTTCTCATTCTTATCAACCCATTCAAGGGCCTTCGTACGATCCAAGAACTGACCTTCTGGTGTGACGAAACCAGTCTCTTGCCAAGTGTACTCACCCGGTTCACGGCCATCTTTCTCACGAACAGCTTTACCATGAGCTTCACTAATCTCGAAATGTTGCCCACCAACCTTGCCAACCCAAATAGTACCGTCCTTGTCGAGCATTGCCGGGACAAGCCCGGCTTCAGGCAACGGCTCCCCTGCGGTCTTTGGCGGTTCTGGGGCCTTCGACTCCTCCAGCGTCACCCCGCGTTTGCCAACCCGAACGTTGTCCCGCAAGCCCTTCATCACCTCCGGGTCAGTATACGCCAGCCACTTGCTCAGAGGCACGGTCACGTCCCCGCCGTAGGTCTCCGCTAGCTCCGTTTGCTCCCTCAGCCCCGGCACATGCGCCAGCGGCCCGGCCGGATCGTCCAGCGGCTTATCGCCGTAGAGCTTGCGGACGGCCTCGGCAGTGATGCCAAGCTCCATGTCCCCTTGCTGCCGGATGAAGTTCTCGTAGAACTCCGGGGCGCGCTCGCGGGTCGCAGAGCCATTGGCTTGGCGCTCAGCCTCGGCCAGCGCCGCCATGTTGGTCTTGGCCTGCTCGGCTTTCATTTCATCGATGAATGGGTGGAGGCCTGCGGGCGGGTCCTCCCCACGCTCGATGAAGGGCCGCGCACGTTCAGCGGCGAGGGCCACGTGTGAGTCGAAGTGGAGCTTCGCCGAAGGCACCACATGGGGCTTGGCACCGACTGTGTCCATCGCATACTGCGTCAGCTCGCCAACGCCCTTAGCAAGGCGATCCGGCGAGAACATCCCGCCGTCGTTCTTTGCCCCGGCTTCTGTCGCGCCTTGACGCACACCCTCAACCGCGCCCTCTTGCAGCATACCAAACACGGCGCTGAGACTGCGGACACCGACCTCGGGGATGGTCTTAACCGCAAACAGCAAACTCGCGGTTTTGGGATGGTCCTCAACCCACTTCCACTGATCTGCGGTGAGGTCCGAGTTCATCTCGCCAAATTTTGTATTGAACTGATCCGAGGTCGTCGCTTGGTCAAAGCCCTTGAGGAAGCCCCAGCCGAACTTCGCGGCGGTCGCTAGGTGGCGCTCGGGGGAGATTGCCTCGTGCCACCGGAGCAGGGTTGACGCGCCTTCGTCGAGCTTGTCGAGATCGTCGTTGGAAACCTTTGCCGCGAGCGGGTGCGAGTTGATATAGTCCTGCAACGCCGGGCTGCCGTGGATCAAGTCCTCGGTCGTCTTGCGGCGCTGTGCCAGCTTGAACTCATCGAAGTCCGCGAGCACAGCCACAGGCGAGACCCCAGCGAAGTCCCCGAGCTTCACGGCCTGTGCGGCTTTCTCTGGATCGTCCTCTACCGCTGTGATGCCAAAGTTCCGCGCGCGGTAGGCATCGGCCGAGACGACGTTGGAGAATGCGTCGCCGCCCTCGAAGTCAGTGTTGCTCATTTCATTGCCTTGGCTGCGCCGGAGGTCAACAGTTCACGATACAGCGCTGAGACATAGCGCTGACGCCGTTGCTCTGGGGTAGTGGTAACGCCGCGCGCTTCATCTTCTTGGATCATGGCCTTATCCACAGCCTCAGGCACAGGCAGCAGAAACACGGGAGACTTCCCGCCAATGCCAAAGGTCTTTTGCCAGAAGCTATCGGGGTTGACCACTTCCTGCACAAGCCGCGAACCGATCTCCTTTTGCTCTTTGAGATCAGGCGGGCGCTTCGTTTCCTTCTGAAAGTTATCCAGCGCGTCCTGCAATGCTCCGCGGAACACATTGACATCCTCGACAGAGTTACGTGCGGAAGTAGGGGCAATACCCGCTGCTTGCAGATTGCGCATTGTGGTCTGCACACCAGTGAGCAGATCAACTTTGCGAACCTGTTCCTGAAATCTAGACTGTGCATTCGGATTCTTAAACGGCAGTCCCAACACAGCGAATAAATCCTCTTCGCTGGCAATCCGCAGCCGCTGTTTATCGACCGCGATCCACGTCTTGCCGTTGTGTGTCCAGTTGCGCGAATACCAGCCATAGCCCCCTTGAAAACGCACCGGCGCTTTCATATACGGCAGCCCCAGCCAGCGCATAATAAGGGTGTTGGCATCGCCGGGACCGGTTCTTAACCAGAACTGATACCCCCAGCTCTCCTCAGTTGTCATGAACAGCTCGCACTTGATACCTTTGAACAGCAGCCCGCGATAGTTATTGCCCCAGCGCTTCGTCCGCTTCTCGCCATACAGCGCATATTGAGCCGTGCCGTATTCGATTAGGGTGTCTGTCAGCGGCAGTAAGTCCGGCGTGGGGATTATCACCACCTCGGCATCGTGCACTTCTGGTTTATTTCTGCGTACGCTGCCCGCGATCTCGATACGCTCACAGGCCGGTCGCAGCAGCTCGACCAGCTCGCCGATCACCATCCGGGCATCTGTCAGTTGGACTGGTATATCGGTGCGACCGATAGTTTCAAAAATTTTATCCAACTTATGATCAGGCAGATGTATCATATTGCCTCTTCTATATCACATGCTGGAACATAGCGAGTACATCATCCGGCAGCGGGAACGGCCAATCCCATAAGCCCTGCTGCCCCTTGATCGCAATCGGCGGATTGAACGGAACCGGGTTATGTAACTCCCACGCCACACGATCATCCGCATCAAAGAAGCCGAAAGCCTTTTCGCGCTCGTCGATATGCGGCAGCACGCTTTGTCCCCGGAAGCATTTACCCTTTTCGACTACCCCGACCGCCGCACCCAGCGGCAGCTTCTTCCAATCACCCAAGTCACAGCTATTCAAGTGCGACATAAAGACGCGGTTGCCGGTATCCACATCCAGAGTCTTACCGGCATGAATCACCAGCAGGCCGCTCCACTGTGTCCCCCAATAT